TTTTGCATAAAATCGAAGGGGTTCTCTGAATTATAAACTTTTCCAACCCCAAGATCAACAAGCAAACGATCTGCAACATATTCAAGATATTGTTTCATCAGGTCTTTGTTCATTCCAATCAAATCAACAGGGAGTGATTCGGTGATAAACTCTTTTTCAATCTCAAGAGCCGAACCAATAATTTCTTTAATTCTTTCGGAAGATACTTTGTTCTCAATATGATTGTTGTGTAAATGAACCGCAAAATCACAATGAAGTCCTTCATCTCGTGAAATAAGTTCATTTGAGAATGACAATCCTGGCATCAAACCTCTCTTTTTGAGCCAAAAGATAGAACAAAATGATCCGGAAAAGAAGATTCCCTCAACCGCAGCAAAGGCAATAAGTCTTTCCGCAAAAGATGGTGATTTGATCCACTTAAGTGCCCATTCTGCTTTCTTTTGAACCGCAGGAATCGTATCAATAGCATTGAACAAATGATTTTGTTCCTCTTTGTCTTTGATATATGTGTCAATAAGAAGAGAGTAAGTTTCCGAGTGGATGTTTTCCATCATGATTTGGAATCCATAGAAGAACTTCGCTTCGGTATATTGAACCTCATTTACGAAGTTTTCAGCCAAGTTTTCATTGACAATACCATCCGAAGCCGCAAAGAAAGCCAACACATTTTTTACAAAATGTCTTTCTCCATCATTGAGTCTTTCCCAATCAATAAGATCGGATGAAAGGTCAATTTCTTCAGCCGTCCAAAATACGGATTCAGATTTTTTATAGTAGTCCCAAATGTCGTGGTGTTCAATAGGGAACAGCACAAATCGGTTCTTGTTTTCAGTTAAGATTTTTTCCATTTTTTTAATAAAGTTTAAATTGTTTGTTCTCGTTGTCTTCTTCTATCCATTAACTCCTTTTGACGCTGTTTGAGAGATTCCTCTTTCTTTTCTTCTAATCCAAGGAATGTAACGCTTTGTTCAGTGTCAATATCCAATAATTCATTGTTGAATTTACAGTTTTCAAATACTATACCATCCCTACCGATTCGTGACTTGGTAATTGCGATAGTCGCAAGGTTCATCTCTTTTTGTTGTAGAGATTTAGCTATTGAGATAATCACGTGACCAACTTGAGCCTTCTTGATAGAACCACCCATTTGATCTGTTGTGACTACATCAGAGGAAATCGAGGATCTGTTACCTTGAGTTGCCGTCCAACCAGCAATGTCAAGTTCTGTACACATCGCTTCGAATTTTCTCATCACCGATCCTTCACTTTTCCAATCGTCAGCCCCCGCCATACTTTTGTCAGGAAGAATACAGTCAATATAATCCACAACCAAAAGGTCAATTGTTACACCTTCGGATTTGATTTTACGAATGTAATTCTTAATGTGACTCATGGTTAAGCTATCCGAAGGAAGTTTTCTCAACATAAGTTTGTTGGGTTGGTTCTCTTTAATTTCCTTAACTTTATCCATAACTTCTTCTTTGTGTTCTGGAAGTTCGGAGTTAGCAAGACCTGTCCATAATGTAAAGTGTTTTCTTTGGATAATTTTTTGGTTGTCTTCAAAAAAGATTTGAAGAACATTGAATCCCATATTAAAAGCATTATTTGCAATTTTGGTGAGAATAGTTGTATTATGTGTTAATACATAATCTCGTGTTACAAATAATTCGTCAGGATTTGATACTTTGATACAAACCGCCTCTTCATTGTGAGAATAAGTGATAGATTTGACATATTTCTGATCAAGATATTTCTCTCGGGTACGGAATCTATCAATTTTTCTTAACAACCTAAATGGTACAATTCCGTTGGAGAAAGAAATAGTGACAGTGTAAGCCATTTGTCCTTCTTTTCTCACACCATCATTAGTATAATGTGGAATTTTTGTATTTACACGTGCGGTTCCACCCAAAGACAAAACCAATTCTCTCACATTTTGGGAAAGTTTTTCGGAGACTGTAGTAAATTGTGTTATACCCTTTTTACTCACATAACCATCAGTATCCATCAATCCTTGTAAAATAGACAGTCTGACAGAATATGTGTTATAAAGATAGTCATAAGGTATAAATTTGTTGTTTGATTTACTACCATATAATTCGTAATTTATCAATTTTCGATTAATTGAAGATTTCAAACGAACTCGATAGATTTCTTGAGTTTCATTCCTTATGTATTGACTGGTTGATCCAAAATCTTCCATGTTCTTAACATAATCCACAATTTCATCGTCCTTAGTTGAGATGTTCACGCCACTTTGTGTAATACTACCATCACCCAACAATAATCCCATCAAATATGGATCAATTGTGACCTCTTTTTCTTCGAATTCAACCGGACTAACAACAGGTAATCTGTAATTATAACGACCTCGTTTCTTGATTGAATTCATCATGTCCGAAGTCTTGATTGTTGTGAAATTCAATTTTGGTCTGTAAATACCTTTACGATCTTTACCTCTTGTCTTCGCCGTTCTCATATTGAGTGTATTAACACTCCAAAGATGTTCTTCATCACAATTAACAAAAGTCTCATCTGTGAATTCGACTTTGTAAATTGGTCGTTCTCCTTGTGGGTAAACACCAATGACATATTGATCTTTACCATCACTTCCTGTGATTTTGTCTCCCAAATTCAAATCACCAATCTTAACCCAACCTTTAGGTGTTAATACAGGTTCAGTAATTGGTAATGCCTTTCCAACACCCGTAGGTGCTAAGATAACACCAATTTCACCTTTTGCAAGACCTCCGTTGAGGAGGTTGTCCAACCCGTGAATACCCATCGGAATTGGGTGACGGTAATCCTCTGCGAGAACATCATCCAAATCACTGAACACATCTGCTGTGTCTTGTTCCATATTACCAACCTGCAACCCCTCTCTCACCATTTCTTCCAACGCGTCATAATTTTCAAAATCACCTTTGTCAATGATTTTCTGAGCCCTTTCAAGGACTTTCTTCATGACCTGTTGTTTACAAAACTTCAGTGCTTTGTCTTGTACAAATTCATGCCCCTCCTGTGGTGCGTTCTTCACATTTTCCAATGTGTCAATAATCACCTTGCGGGCTTGTTCTTGAGAAATTTCAGAGATAGTTAGTTGTTCAAGTGTGGCAATGTTCGGAATAGATTCATATTTTGAATGATATTCTTTGATCATCTGAACGATGATACTGTAATACTTGTTGTCAAAATATGTTGGTTCAATAAACTCCATAATAGACCCAAAAAACTTTTTATCAAAAATGATTTGATTGAGAAGTTGGAGCTGGAAGTTATTACCTAAATAACCGAAATTTTTCTGATTTGCCATGAATGAAACTACCTGATTTTTCTATAAATACGATTAGGCCAGTTCTAAATTCAGATAATCATAAATTAAATTTTCGTCTGAAAAAATGTCAGTAAGGTTACGCAACACACCTTTCAAAAGTGGTCGTATATCAACGGTATAACGAACTTTTGGTGGGAAAAGTTTTGCGTCAAATTGTGAATGACAAATTGTCCGATTACCATCTTTAATATAAATGTTAAAGTTTTCTGGTCCATCGGTGTTTGATGTTTCCATAATAGATTCATCGGTTGTAATTTGGAAGAAGTTGTCCGTCATATAGACCAATGTTTTCTTCTTCAAATCGTCTTGAATAATCTGTTTGATGTTATTAACCTCGTTATAAAGATTCAATGATCGTCCTGCCTTTTCTTGGTAGTCACGGACATTGAAAAATCTTTGGACAACAATGTTGTCATTGAGAGTAATCAACAACTCCATTTTCTTCAATTCTTGTTCTTTCATTTTTTTGTTTTTTTAAAGGTTTGTTTTTCTTTTCTTGTAAGTTTCATAAAAGGGGTGATAAAATCCACCCACGCATTGTCACCTCTCGGTAGGAAGTTATAAAGACCATCTTCTTTCATCATCTTCATAGCTTGTTTGTAAGACCTACCTTCAGGATCTAAACTTTCGTTAATTAAACTCAAAATTTCATCTTTGGCTTCTTGTGTTAAAAGTGGGTTACGAAGGTCAATGATCTTTCGATTAATCTCATAAAGTTCTTTTTCAAATATACCATCTTTTGTCTTACCAGTCAAAAGACTTTGTAAAGTTTTGTTATTTTTGTTTTCTTTAAATAATTCTTCAGCTTGTTCCAAAATATCTTCCACTTCCATCTTTTTTGTTAAAAGGTCGGGGAATAATTTGATCAGAGTTTTTTCCCCAAGGAAATGAACTCCGTTAATGTTATCGGATTTATCACCACAAAATATTTTAAAAGTTGCAACATTATCCGACGGAACAAAAACATCTTTGATAATCTGTATTTTATCTCCATATTTGATAAGTCCTTTGAATGGATTATATATCCAAACATTTTCATTCATAAGTTGTGTAAGGTCTTTATCTCCCGAATAAATTGTCACTTTCTCATTACCACAACTTTGAGTGTAAAAAGCAATAAGATCATCAGATTCACAATGTGAGAGTTCAACTTGTC